AGTGGTATCTAAAAAAAAAAAAAAAAAAAATATATATAAAACAGACACGGCCATGTGTGTACACAATAGCTACACCTTCCTGCCCTCTGCCTTCTATATCTATCTACACACCAACCTATACCGAATGCGTATATACGAGAGGTAGGGGGGTGACACCTATTTTTTTTATTTTTTTATACTCCATTTATATAGATATATTAAACCACTGTTATAAGCTATAAAAATAGACATACAATAGATTCACCGCATTTGCTTCTATAGATACATTAATAATATTTTTAAAAATACTGCTAATTGATGTAGACATTGTAACCACTAACCTTTAGAATAATTATAGATAGATGAATCACTTTGATTTATCCATCTATGTAGACTACACATTCGATCAAAGATCGAAACATTAAAGGGAGACTGTTATGTCGAATGATTCTTTACCAGCTACGGTGTATCCAATGGTTGATTTAGAAGATCCAAACAGGGTTGTTACAATCAATATTAAAGCTTCTGATATTTGGAAACTACGCAAGATAGTTGCTTGTTTGTCTAGTCCTTCAAATTCCGCATACGAAGTAATTTTATCTGTTGCAGATAATGCTACCCATGCTGACATGGATTATCTTCACCGGGTTTTGTATTTTGGCGAAATGGGCTGGAATTTAACTCAGGCAAAACAATAATGAACATATTTATTTTATCTACAGATATCAAGGAGGCGGCTAGGTACCACGTAGATAAACACATTGTGAAAATGCCTTTAGAATCAGCTCAGATGTTATGTACTGCGTTGATTCTAAACGGCTTTAACGATGTAGAATATAAGCCGGCACATATCAAGCATCCTTGCACTAAATGGGCTTCAGCAAGTAGGGATAATTTCAGATGGCTATGTGATTTTGCATTAGAATTATGTTTCGAGTATACATATCGTTACAATAGGCAGCACGCTTGCCAAAATGTAATCAAAAGTTGCTATTCTAAATGCAGTAACATACCAGAAGGAATGTTAACTAAGTTTGCTCAGGCTATGCCAGTCGAGTATAAAAATGAATGTGCAGTTGAAGCGTATAGGCTGTATTATATGAAAGATAAAATACACCTAGCTACATGGAAGAATAGAGAAAAACCTTGTTGGTTTTCTTTAGGTTAACAAGTTATTAACAATAAAGGGTTTAGTTATGACTATTAAAGAATCGATCGACAGTTTGAATGATCTTGAGATGAAAGTATATAACGCGATGGTAGGTTCTATATTTTCCAGTAATTGTCAATTCGATATAGCCGAGGCAAAAAGAATCAGCGGAATTAACGGAAGTAAGTTTTCAGGCGTCGTCAGTTCGCTATACAAAAAAGGTCTTTACAACTATGTTGGTTTTGATGGTTATGATGGCATTTCAAATCATCCTAAGAAAACTATTTACGATGAATTATCACCTAATGGATATGACATTAGAACAGATATTGGTTTTGTAATCCTTGTAAACAATGAACAATAATAAAGGAGATCGACTATGAAGATTCTTAAAAATACTTTAAGCCTTAAACTAGAAATATGGGATGATCCAGGTGATTATCCAAGCAACGCCGCGCAGTATCCATTGCCGTCGTATTGCCAGCTGGAAGATATAGAAGGCTATGTGATCATTCAGATCGAACCTGTAGATAGGGAAGCTGATGATTGGAATGAACTTGGTGCACCAATTAATCTTTATACAATGATGGAAGATCACACAGTTGTTGTAAACGGTGTCAGAATAACTACATGGCAATTATGCCCTAAAGTTCATCCAGATGCTAACCTTGTAAATAATCTTGATGTATGGACAATAATTCCGTACGAATGGGACGATTCTGATTTTGAAATTGATTAGGTAGGTAGGTAGGTAGGTAGGTAGGTATGTATGTTTTTATGTTTTTTTTATTTTTTTTAAAGGGAGTTTGAAATGAAGTATCTGAAAGAATCTAAAACATTTGAAATGTCAGAATGCGAATTTATACAAGTGAATGATGATTTATTAGGTTTATGTATAAATTGTGGTGATGATTATGGTGATTCATTAGAACCAGACGCAAGAAAAGTAGAATGCCCAACCTGTGAACGGAAAACAGTGTATGGTCTCGAAGAACTTTTACTGATGGGTAGAATTTCTTTTGTAGAAGAAGAAGAAGGAGATGAACATGAAGAAAATTAATACCAACACTGAAGCTATATGCCGAATGTGTGCCAAAAAGTTGCTTAAATTCGTGTATAATAACCATCTTTGTAGAATATGCTATTCAAGAAAAATCACTCAGAATTTCAATACTATTGGAGCATTAAGGAAGCAAATCCTAAAACTTCAACAGAGTGAAAGCTATTATGTCAGACAAAACAAAAAAATGAAAAAAACAATAGATTCATTAATAAATGAACTAAATGAAAACAACATAGAAATAGCCAAGGAACGATTCGACTAAAATATTTATTATTTTTATTATTTAGTGTAGACATTGTTAACACTTTCATATATACTGATATTAGGTCGATCATGTTGGTTGGCCTAAACTTACAAAGGGGATAGCCATGATAAAGGTTGAATTAAGCGAACAGGATCTTAAATTCATTAGGAATTCTTTAGGATTACTTTACAATGAACTTTGCGAAAAAAGTAAAATTGTGAAGTCAAAAATCGAAGATAACCCAAAAAGCATACTAAATATATGCAATAATTTTGTAGGACAGGCAAAGGAAATTGATAATAAAATTGATGAAATCTTAAATCTTGAAAACAGAATTCATCAAAAACTTGCTCCAACTCTAGGTTAATAACTAATAAAGGGGGGGGGTAAATATGTTAACTTGTGAAACAATGAATGGCGTGTTTATAACAACCATATACATGCCAGCCACTAATACGAAGGGTTCTAGGATCAAAGCTATACTCGGAAGTGATAAAAAGGTAAGCATTACAATCGCTTACGATTATTCATTCAGCCGAGAATACCTCCATACTGAATCTGCAATAAAGCTTGCAGATAAATTAGGATGGGATGGAACTTTAGTCGGTGGTTGGCATGGCGAAGATATGGTATTTCTTTTTAAATCTAAACCTACATCAACGGATATATTCTAATGAAGACTAAACGCGATAAGAATTTCAAGATTTCAAATCATTTTAAGCTGACGCAGGATGATATGAATACAATTGAATGGATACGTGAAGACCTTAACCTTGGCACTAAAACAGCTGTCATAAAGTATGTTTTAGGTTATTTTTACAAGTCTAAAAACAAACTAGAAAAATTTTAGGAGATAAAAATGAGCGAAGATCAACCGATGTTGTTTCCTATGGAAAAAATACCTGAGCCATGGGAAAAAGAATGGGTGGGTATGCCAGAATTTGATCAACCAAATAAAGAACCTATGAAAACTTTAATGGTTCATTTTGAATCAGAAGAAGGCGTTCAGGAATTTTCTAAACTTGTTGATCAAAAAGTTGGATACACGACCAAATATATTTGGTTTCCAAAGATTGAACGACGAGTGTTAAAAGTTATGGAATATATATCAGAACTAGAAAAGGGAGATAAAGGGAATGAATGATATTTTAAAGATGAGTACAAAAGAAACGATAGATTGCTTTATAGGTATTATAAAAGATGTTTTAGGGATTAATGATCCAGAAATGTACACAACAATCATTGAGAATATAAAATATTTTAAAGGTATTAAAGTTTCTAATGAAAGTGTAAAAGATGGAAAATATTTAGAGGATAGATGGTATAAATCTGTCGAACTTGGAAATCCAGATTACGGAATTTATGATCATCTACATTATCTACCTCAGCTTGTTGCATGTTGGATTATTTATTCAAAAGAATATATTAGGAACTTAAATAAGTTTGGGTTATTTCCAAAAGATCCAAAAGTCATCGTAGATTTAGGATGCGGTATAGGGTTTTCAACTTTAGCTTTAAAACAATTATTTCCTAATGCAGAAGTATTTGGTATAAACCTGAAGGATACTATGCAATATTCTATTTGCAATAGTATAGCAAAAAAATATGATTTCAAGGTTGTAGAATCTATTTTGGACGTACCAAAAGATGTAGATATTGTTTTTGCAAGTGAATATTTTGAACATATAAGCGATCCGATAAAACATTTATTTGATGTAATCAGATATATGTCACCGAAAAATTTATATGCTGCAAATTCATTTAATACTAGGTCTATTGGTCATTTCCCATTCTATATTGTTGCAGATGAACTTGTAGAAAACAAAAAGCTTGGAAGGATTTTTGGTTCAGAGATGCGACTTCATGAGTATGAAAAAATAAGTACAAAATTATGGAATGCAAGACCTACATGCTGGAAAAGATATTCCTTTATTCAGGAGATAAATGATGAATGAACAGTTTTTTGTTAACAGTAATTTAACAAAAGGGCATTATGCTTTTAAAACTTTAAAAAGTAAAAAGCCTTTTGAAAACCCAATGTCAGAATGCATGAAATTAAAACTCTTGCCTGATGATGTCGTCGTAGATATAGGGGCCTATGTTGGTGAATATTCTATTATATGTCATAACGCAGGAGTTAAAAGGATAATTTCATATGAAGCAACTCCAGAAACTTTTGAGTTGCTATTAAAAAATAAAAAAGAAACGATGGAAATTCATAATGTTGCAATCGTAGGAGGATATGGAAAACAGATTGAATTGTTTATTTCTAAAGGTATTGGAGTTACGAATTCAATTGCGAAAAGGAAAGGTAAGGTTAAAAGTATAACTATCCCTTCGCTTAAATACGATGATGTCGTAAAAGATGCCACTATAGTAAAGATAGATGTCGAAGGGGCGGAATATGGATATAGGATTGTTGAAAACTTAAATCATTTAAGGGGAATAATTATTGAGTTTCATCCTATGGTTGGGTTTGATTGGGAGAAAAAAGCAAATGACATATTAGATAAAATTGAAGAAAACAATTTTACTGCTTTACATAGGGCTACTTTTAAAAGCGGTTGGAGTTATATTTCTGCTTATGTTAGGGAGATAAATGATGAATAATCCTAGGCATCCAATTTACATTATCAGTAAAGGTAGATGGGACACCCGTTTGACTTCTAAGGCTTTAGAAAAAATGAAGATACCATACCATATCGTGGTAGAACCTCAAGAATACGATAAGTATGCCGAAGGAATAGATCCTAAAAAGATTTATGTGCTACCGTTTTCTAATTTAGGTCAAGGTTCAATTCCAGCACGCAATTGGGTGTGGGAGCATTCTATATCTATTGGTGCAGAACGGCATTGGATTATGGATGATAATATTCGTGATTTTCAACGGCTGAATAAGAATGCAAAAATAAAGGTTGTAACAGGAGCAATGTTTAGGGCTGCAGAAGATTTCGTAGACCGATACGAGAATGTTGTAATGTCAGGATTTAATTATGATTATTTTGCATGTGCTAGGAGTAAAGTTCCTCCGTACTATCTTAACAGCCGCATATATTCTTGCATTTGTATCAGGAATGATTTAAAACACAGATGGCGCGGTAGATATAACGAAGATACTGATCTGTCAATCCGCGCACTAAAGGACGGCTATTGTTTGATTCTGTTTAATGCATTCCTATGTGGCAAAGCACCTACATTAACAATGAAAGGTGGTAATACGGATGAACTGTATAAAGATGACGGCAGGTTAAAGATGGCTCAATCCTTGGTCGATCAGCATCCAGAAATAGTAACAGTCAGCTGGAAATGGGGGAGATACCAGCACCATGTAAATTATGAACCATTCAGATCAAATGAACTAATTCTAAAGAAAAATATAACAATAGATAAAGCTATGAATAACTACGGAATGAAGCTAATTGAAAATAAATTATAAAATCTTATAAATTAGTGTAGACATTGTGTACACAAATCTTTATAGTAATATTATAAGGTTAACCACAACGGTCGACCAAAACTTAAAGGGGTTTAGAAATGGTTAATAACAAGATGATTCTAAGGGCTAAAGATTACAAAAAATTGAGCAGCCAGGCACTCAGCTTCATGATCATGGACAGAATTAATTTCATGATGATCGGTGTTCAGATCAAAAAGTGCAAGAATCAAATCGAAAAGATTCAAAACGAATTAAACCGCAGAAATGCGGTTTAGGGCCAAGGGATTATTTTTTTTTACTTTTTATAAAGGGGTTTAGAAATGGTTAATAATAAGGATATCATTAGGGCTGCTCATGCGTATGTTGCCTTGTTTAAAGCAAATTTTCCAAATCGTGAATTCTTTGGAGATGACGCATCGTGCGACCATTTTAATAAATGGGTGCGCAGTGAGGGACTAATTGGTTGGAACGATGCCATAGGGGATCGAGTTGCAAAAATAGTTGGCGGTTAGGCAGCCAAAGGGTGTTTTTTTTATTTTTTTTTTTAAAGGAGATTACTATGTTTGATTGTAACGATGTATCAAGAGAAACAGAAGATCGTTGGGCAATGAGCGAATTAGCTGCTGATGAAAAATGGAACTGTTTAGATAGTGCAATCGCTAGGGCATATAGCGATGGCGATGGTTTAGAAGATTTTGAAAGTTGGATTGAATATTTTTATGAAAAACATAATGATCATAAATTGACTGATCATTTTAATTTATCCGTAGATGTAAAAGGACTTCAGATAATAGTTAATGGCGAATGTTGGATCAAATTAAAATTAGTAGATCCTGAATCTCACAGAGGTTTTGATTTTGATTATGATAATTAATAAAAAATAAAAAAAATAAGGATAGGGGTTTTCCCTATCCTTTTTTTTATAGCTGCACTTTAGACAACCAATGTTCTTCTATTCCAGCTTCCTGTTTAGCAAAAGATTGTGCAATAGCTAGGTAAGCTGCTGCGTCTTGAATAGAATCAATATGGATATCATTAACGAGCCGTGCAAGCTTTAAGTGCACCATCATTATTGAAACTTCATATGGAGTTATTTTTCGCTTTAAAACGATACTCCAAGCGTTTGCAATATGCTTGAAATTAACTTCTGGCGAACCATAAGTTGCAGTTCGATCAGAAATATGTTGAGTACATTTCTGAAAAAAGTCCTTATAATCTTGCAATTCCATTCTCTATTCCTTTTCTAAGATTTGATTGTTTTTATAACCATTAGATTCATTAACAAGTTTTAATGCTTCTTGAATCCTTTTAAGCTTACGCTCAATTCTTTTGTTTTCTTTTTCTTTATATGCTTTTGCTTTTTCTACAACTTGATCAATAGGAATCAAATATGTAGCCCTTGTCTTATCTGTAATCTGCTTGATCCTTATTTTCATTTCTTCAGATAATACACCAGCAGATTCTAGTAAATTGGTAGCAAAATCAAAATCGTTTAGGTTTATAACATTGCGAAATATAAGTTTCGTAATATTATGTGTCATAGCTGACGCACTGATACCTAGAATTATTCTAGCTTCAGCACTGGTTACATAAATAACATCATTAATTGTACAAGCCATCATTAAACTCCCTTGTTAGTTGTTAAACAATTCATCAATTCCATAAGCTTTTTATTATGCTTTGCATGAATTTGCAATACAGGATAAAAAGACATTAATATCGTAATCTTTTCATTCAACTTTTTTGTCCAGAAAAACCCATTAGTCTCGACGGCATTTGCAGTTGCACTTACACCATCAAAAACAGATTGTTCTGCATTTTTTGTACCCATCAATCCAGGAAACATTCGTTCAAAATGTTCTCCCATAAATCCTAGATCATTACTTATTTTTTGTGAATTTAGTTTGTACTCCTTTTTGCCTGTGATTTCAGCCTTAGATTTGATACACCATTCCATGACATTCATCGTACATGAAATGTTTATAATACTTTCGGGATTATTTCTAATAGGTATTAATTCAGAATCCCATTTTAAAGCTAACAAAGAGATTGCTTCGTTGCAGGTTGAAAACAATTCTTCTGGCATAATTTCAATGCCAGTATATTCTCTGATCAGAAAACAAGATCGCCTTGTTGCGATTTGAATTGCTTCTACTTGAGAAATCCTTTTGCTCATATATTCATTCCAATAACCTTTTTTGATATTTCTATTATAAAGATAAATCTTCACATTTTAAAATATCAATCTCAACATAACTTTCAAAGTCCTTATCTGCTTTTTGACCTAGTTTTATTGTTATAGCTTTAACGCAATCACAATTATCATCCTTAAGGTATTTACAATTTTTAAGCTGATCAAGAATAGGTTTAATACGATTGTCAAGATCGCACTTACGCCATTTTTTTCCAGGTCTTACAACTATATTTACAGAAACAGGGTAATTAGGGCAAAATACACCTTCACTACCTATAGGCATGTTTTCCAATTTCCATTGCCTATATTTTGCAGATAAGATTGTTCTACCGTTTACATTCCTCCAACAGCTGTTAGCTGAAGGAGGCAATGTAAACAATATGGTTGTCCCATAGTTTTTGTTTTTATACATTTTACCTCCACGACCAAGCTGGTGCCGTAACCTTGGGAATTATTCCGTAATAATTAGGCTGAAAAACACCTGTTGAATGAGCATTAATTAACGCTCGAATTCCTTCAAACACTTGGTTTTCTGCCCTATCTATATCGGAAGAATCAAATTGAACAACCATCGCGGATGGGTATTCATTTTTATCTACAACGATATGGAAGCAATCCCTGATAGGTATTTGCATTGATCTGAGACAGAAGCGGTATAACGCCAGCTGTCTGAAATAACCGTTAAATACACAGTCCTTACCCCAGTCAAAAACATCATAACTTGATGTTGTTTTTAAATCAGCAACCCAATTATTTTGCGAATCATATAGATCGCAAATAAACTTGACGTTGATTGGTGCAGCATCAAAAACAACCTCTGTTAGGATTTCCTTTTCTTTTGCAATAGTTGGAGAATTTAAGAAATAACTAGAAGCAGTATTTTCATTAATAGCTGCAATCATCCTGTTAGCTTGCTGAACATCATCATGGGTAATGATCATCATTTCAGGTTTTAATGTCTCTTGAAATTTTTCAAAAGTTTCCTTACCTGCCTTAGTACGCTTATCACATACAGGAGCAACAGCATACTTTTCATCAACCGTCTCCGGTTCTAATAGCATTGAATGTACTAAACTTCCAAGAATCATAGCTGGAGATGAAGTTCGCTCTGTAACTTTATCTATGTATGTTTTCTTGTATAGTGTAGGATTTTTCCTAAACATTTCTAACCTACTGTGAGATAAATATTCAATTGGTATCATTATTATTCCCCTTAAAAAAGTTTTCTAAAATTTCCAAAGTTTGACCATTCATCGTTCTGTTCTTAGCTAGTGCAAGATTGTTAATCTTACTTTTAAGATCCGATCCAAGGCGGAAAATTATCCAAAGTTTTTCGCGATCACCTTTTTTCGTACCTCTTTTTTTAGCCATGTTTCACCTCGCTTTCTGGCTATTTTAAATTATATCAGAAACAATTTTTATGTATCTAATAATATCATAAAATACTATTTATTAAAATATGTGAGAATTTGTATTTACTTTTTATGTCATTGACTATAAGATTCAAATGTGGTGAGGGAGTATGGAAAAGGAATTCTCCGATGATCTCAAAAGATGAAGCATCTAAACCTACCAAGTTGCAGCCAGGATCAGAAGATAAACAACTTCTGATGATCGCTCGAAGCTTTTATGGTTTACCTATTTTTCATCCTAAAGATTTAAAACACGCTTTTCATTCAAGCGATAATACCGGAGATAAAGCCAATGTAAGAACATCAATCGATGTTCGAGATTACACCTCACTTGACGATATTTGATCGGTAATTAGTTATGATTGTTTCATAACGCTGCACACAAATTGCCGATCAATTTTTTACTTTTTTTAAAGGGGTTTATTATGTCATCGGTTGAACCAAAGAGGCTGAACAATATCTCAATTTTTGAAGATAATTTTGAAATGATTCTGGATTTTAATTTTGAGATGTTAAAGCCATTTCTTGATATAGGAATGGAGAAAATTCAAACAGGCGAAGATGAGCTTATTGAAAGTTCATCGTTCAGCGTTGATCAAATTATGGGAGAAAATCAGGATGACGACATCATTGATATCAAGGGATTTGTTAACATTTTAGGGACTCATACAAGGTTTGTTGTTTCTGTGACCAAGGAGAAATTTAATGAGATTTTAACTCTTGGTGTGCAAAATTTCTACGGTGAGAATCATGAAATGAAATTAAACCGTGGTTATTGGACTGCACAAGCGTTTGATTTAAAATTTAAAATCTTTAACCTTTAGGAGAATGACTAATGAACATTTCAAAACCTATTAATTTTGGACCTCAGAACAAATGTAAAGCTTTGTTGTTTGGTCCAGAAGGTTCAGGGAAATCTACTTTAGGTAGTAAACTTGAAAAACCTTTATTCCTGAACGTTGAGGACGGAATTTCAGGCATCGATGTTGATGCCATCCGTATTAATTCTTGGGCAGAATTTGTTGCAACCATTAAGGAAATTCTAAAGGAGATTTCTGGAAGCAAAACATTCGACTATAGGAATATAGTCATTGACAGTTTAACTGCACTTGAAAGATTGCTACATCAACACATCTGTACGCAAAGCAATTCCAGTAGTATTGTTCTTGCGTGCGGTGGATATGGCAAAGGGCTGATAGAAGCGTCAACTCAGATGTCTTTAGTGATCAATTCGCTATGTAGTAAAAAAGATATCGGAATTTGGTTTCTGGCTCATAGTACGATTAAAAATGTAAATGATCCAACCAGAGGAGAATACGCAGCGTTTCAAGTTCGAGGGGATAAAAGCCTTACGGAATGGGCAACCAGTTGGGCTGACCTAATTGGATTTATTGAGATTGATTTAATCATCGATGACGATGGTAAAAGTATTATTAAAAAGGAAGGTGAAAATGTTAAAAGGACAGTAACAGTAACCCCAAGGGGAGGTCTCACCGCCAAATCTCGAATTCCAGGAGTAACTGGAATAATGTCTGTTGATGTATTTGTTAACAAAATTAATTCTATTTTTTCTGCTAAAAAGGAGACTGTATAATGAGCGTAGATAATTATGATGCTTTCGGCAATGGTTCAGATGATTTTGAAATCTTCAGCATTGAGGAAGCAAAAGAGATTCAAAAGGGTGATGTATTACCTCCAGGTGATTATCCTATTACAATTACTAAAGCAGAAATGCGATCTAAAGAAGCGGCAAAATGGATTTCGTTAACGGTTAAAATTGAAGAACCTCATGAGATGAGCGGAAGAATTAAAACCTTTACGATGTACATTAAGGATGGACATGCAAATCCTAAGGTGTGTTCTATTCACGCAAAGATTCGACAATCTTTAGATCGTGCTTTAAGCCTGGATAAATTAACCTTGCAATCAATCATAGGCCAATCTTGCATGGTTAAAATCAAGAACAGCGAGAAGGATGGCAATGTATATGAAAACATTGACAAATTCTTTCAAAGTGTTTAGTTTTTGATTTTTAGGGGAGGAATGAAAGTTCCTTCCCTTTTATTTTTATGAGGTATTTCATGGATGAATTATTGTTTTCACCAGAAGAATGTCAACCAATACCAAAAGGAATTTATACTGCCAGAGTTTTAAAGGCAGAGATAAAAACATCAAAAGCTGGCAACAAATATATTTCTTGTGATGTGCAAATAATCCAAGGATCATCGCAAGGAAAATTAATTGATTGCAACTTTCATCTTTGGGCAAATGATTCTAAATTTAGGTCAGATTCAAGAAGAAAATTTGCTAGGCTTGTTTCATGTTGTGGGATTCAAACAGAGATCAAAGTCAATGATCTTTCTGTTATTCTCGATAAACCTTTTCTTGTTGATCTTGGCGAACAAGAAGATAATTTTGGGAATGTAAATTGTATCAATGGATTTAATAAATTAAGGGGAAAATAATGCTCAGAAAATACCAACAAGATTCAGTGGATGCTTTGTTTCAATTTAATTTAGACAAGCCAAACAAATCAACGATAATTGTTATTCCAACCGGAGGTGGAAAAACACGAGTTATGGCAGAAATAATTCGTAAATCATTTGAAGCTAATCCAAATTGTAAAGGGATGATACTTAGCCATGTAAAGGAACTTCTTGAACAATCAGAGAACACTTGTAAAGGTTACGCAACAGCTACAGGATTACCAGTAGAATCAATTGGAATCTTTTCGGCATCAATGAAACGAAAAGAAATTAAACCATTAACAATTGCTGGTATTCAATCCGTATATCGCAAAGCAGATTCTTTTGGTGTTCTTGATTTTGTGATGATAGATGAATGCCATCTGATATCTCAAAATAAAGAAACGATGTACAGAAAATTTTTATCTTGCCTTAAAATAAGAAATCCAAACCTTAAGGTAATAGGATTAACAGCTACACCTTACAGACTACAATCTGGCGTAATTTTTGGTGAAGGTAAAACATTTGATGATTGTTGTTACGCAATCGGGGTTAAAGATTTAATAACAGATGGATACCTTTCACCATTAATTACTTTCGCATCTGATTCACCTGATCTTAAAAAGGTTAGGATAAGGGGAGGAGAATTTCTTGATTCTGATCTAAATAGAATCCTTGAAACTGAAGAATTGGTTCAAGCAGGTGTAAATGATGCAATCAAAAAAGCTAAAGACAGGAATTCAATTTTAGTGTTTGGTACCTCAGTTCGCCATGCCGAAATGATCTTAGAAGAATTAAAGAAACAAGGTCAAAGTTGTAGCTTGATAACAGGAGAAACACATTCAGAAATCAGAGAATTCACAATCAATTCTTTTCGAGAAAATAAAATCAAATGGCTTGTGAATGTTGCAGTATTAACTACAGGATTCGACGCTCCTAATATTGATTGTGTAGTAGTGATGAAACCTACGATGAGTAAGGGTCTATGGTATCAAATGGTAGGTCGAGGGTTCAGACTATGCAATGGCAAACAAAACTGCCTAGTGCTCGATTATGGAGACAACGCCTTGCGTCATGGGTGTATAGATCAAATTGAGGTAGACGCTAAAGGAATGGAAATTCCAGCTGCTAAAGTTAAAAAGTGCCCAGCTTGCAAATTAGTGTACAAGGTACACATACCTATTTGTCCAAGTTGTGGATACATAAGACCAAAGCACGAGGTACCAGAAATATCGTCTAAACTTAGCGGAACGCAAAGTCAAGGGGATATTATGAATGGAAGAAAACCCAGAGAATTTGACATAGTGGCAAGTGCCTATTCGATCTATAGGAAGCATCCCCAAGCAGAACCTTGCATAATGGAAACACATGAAACACTTTCAGGTGATTTGATCAGATCATATCATAGTTTAAAGTCTGGTTTGGAATTTCCTTTATGGAAATGGCTAAAGGGTTTGACCTTAAATTTGCCTAAACATCATTGGCATTTAGATAAAAACAAGATTCAATCATTTGATTTTTTAAATACATTACCTATGCCCGTGTCTATAATAGCACATAAAAACGAAAAAGGTTATTACCAGATAGATTCATATCAGTTTGAAAAGGTATCTGTATAGTTGTTTTCATATATGTAAAGGGATGTATTTGTTATGGATGATATTAAAAAAGAAGCATTAAAGATTCGTAAACAAGGGCTCAGTGTTTTTTCTACAAAAACAGACAAGACTCCTGTAATAAAAAGAGCAAATAGAATTGTCGAATTGCGTACAAAACCTCAGTCTGAAAAAGAAATTGAGATAGATTTTGGACAACCTCTTGTAGCTGGAATTGCAATTAATTGCGGTCCAGTTCCTAATCAAAATAAAGACCTTGAATGTCTGGATATAGATTGCCCAAAGTTGGCTAAAACATTTCTTGATGAACTTAACATAAGCAATCCAAATCTAGGTAATAAATTAAAGGGATGCGTTGAAACTACACCATCTGAAGGTTTACACATTTTCTACTATTTGCCATTAGGTAAAAGTAAATGTAAAGAACTTGCAATGATGTCTGTAGAAAATTCAAAAGCTTGGTGCGTAGAAGCAAAAGCAAGAGGTTCACATAAACTAATTGCACCACCAATAATAGAAACAAGAGGAGCTGGAGGTTATGTAGTTGGCTTTTTTTCCAAAGCTATATCTAAGATCGATGGAACTGTTAAACCATACACGATGGTATTTGGTTCTGTAGATACAATTCCATTGCTTAATGCTGAAGAACATGATTTTTTAATGTCATTTGCACAATCGTATGATGAAAAATCAATTAAGAAATTTAATACTGTAAATCCCGATCCTATTCACAAATATGAGATAGATAAGAAAAGCGCGTTAGAACAGTGGAGAATGGAAACATCTTGGAATGAAGTTCTTCCTGAATCATATCGGCTTACAGAAGTAAGGCCTGACTATTTTATTTGTTGGCATCCTGATTCTACCGGATCAGCACCTAATGCCGTAGCTGGATCAAAGTCAGGAGGATTAGATCGCTATTGGAATTTTAGTCCTTTAGACTGGAGATTGCCTTCGAATATGCCTTTAACAAAAGATTATGTTTTTTGCTTGTCTCGCGGATGGAATCCAGGATCAAGAGAATTTAAGGGATTTTACAAAAAGGTTTTTGATAAATATTGCCCTGCAGACGAATCAGAAATTGTCGATGAAACTCGTTGGGAAGATTTTGATTTTAAAGATACTACAAATTCAAAGATCAAGACTAAAAAGTTCCTAGATGTAGTTCCAGATGATTCAATTTCGTTTCCTGGATGGATTGATACTTATGTAGATTACTGTATGCGAAATGCACTTTATCCAGAAAAAAGAATAGCTGTATCATCAGCATTAGGATTATTTTCTGCATTAGTAGGAAGATCAGTAATGGGTCCAGCAGAAATGAAGTTGAATCTTTATATTGTTATCTTAGGTTTAACGGCAAATGGAAAAGATTTTCCTAGAAAACTTAATGCCAGAATTTGTATGGAAGTCGATTGCGGTGATCTTCTAATGACAAAAGTAGGATCGCGAGAAGGTCTTGAAGAAAAAGTTATGCAAGGTCCAAAGTTCCTAATGGCAGATGAAGGTGCTTTTGATCTTGAAAAAGCAAAGTCAGGTGATGTAAGATTTTCAGATATCATGGGAACAATGCTAGAATTGTTTACAGCAAATTACATTAAGAAAAGGGCCAGAGCTGGAGATGAATCAGAAGAAAATTTCATTCGTTATCCATTCTTATCTGTTATGACATCATCAACGCCAGAAGAATATTTTAAGGCACTATCTCCTAAAATGCTCAGATCAGGGTTCTACAATAGATTGTTAATTCTTCAAGCATCTGTTAGAGGTAGAATGAACCTATCTGGAATTTCTAATCAGGAACAAATTCCAAGATATTTAATTGATACTGCAACAAAACTTTTAATGATGAATGAAAATTTAATTGCAGGAAAAACAAAAGCATTCATTGAGGAATTAGAAATAGAAAAGGAATTTGGCAATGAAGTATTAAATAAGGTTGAAAATGATTCAAGAATCTTAGAACTTACACCAGAAGGATTAGAATATTTTGGTGAGCAAGTTTGGAAAAATGATGACTTGTATACAGAGTATCAAAAAAAAGGAGAGGAAGAAAAAGCTTCAAGTTGTGCAAGATTACCTGAATTGGCATTAAAAATAGGTTGCTTATGGGAACTTTCAAATAATATTAACGCAAAGAATTTATCATTAGAAGCAATTACAGCCGGATTTAAATTTGTAATAGAAGTTAACAAAAGACAAACTGCAAACACTGTAATGATTTCAGATACAAAATTTGGAGAAATTACAGATAAATTGTTGACTATGATTTCAAATTCATCTAAAGAAATTGAACCTGGAATAATTGGAATCAGAATGATTGATGCAAAGAAACTTTTAAGGAAGATAGTACACAATGGACAAAGCGTTGATGATGCAATCAGATATCTTCAGGATACAAACGAAATAAGCGTACGCAAAAAAAAGGATGGGAATGGACCAGGTTCTATGTACCTAGTCGTTACAAATGCCCAATGATCTTTTCTATACCTACTTTAGGAATTGCCATTAATGAAAGGTTAAAGGCATCTGCAATATCAGGAGAATGCTTTAACCTTCTTTTCATGACTTCTTTAGATTCTACAACCCTTCTGCCAATAGAATCTACTACATAAATAGGTGTCCTAAGTTCTTCACAAATCTTTTCTCGTTCGTTTATAGGAAGTCTTGCAATAGAAATCTTTCCTTCAATTGCAAGTTCTGAAGCTTCAAACCATAGTGAAGATCGGGTGTTCGGAAACTCACGCCAGCGTACAGCTTCTGATGAAGAATTAATCCCATAGAAAAGATATTGACCACGATTATCAACAACACCACCACCTACGCCACCTTCATCAATAAGCACTGGAATTTTAAATTCAGACTGATTTTTGCTTGCATATTTGTTGCAGAAATCTTTTATTCTGTCTGCAAATTCTTTTGTCGATATGCCCCTGTATTCTTTCATTTCAAGAATGCAGCTTCCTTTTCGTACCACTAAACAAGAACGATCATCACCAAAGCGGGCAGGATCTGCACCAATTTGTATCGACCAGTTTTCATTCATTTCAATTGGATCAAGTAATTGCTTTAAGCACAGCGCGGACCAAACTGAATTAATCGCCTTGGTTGGGTATCTTCCAAGAACCTGAATGTCAAACAATGGATCTTCTACATGATAACCTTTACCTTCAAATTCAAAATATCCAGGTTCTCCTTCTTCGCCATCCATAGCCGACCTGCACTCGTTTTTTAAGCGATTCGCTACATACTCATAGTTAATTGCTCCAGCTATTAAATCTTCTTTATAAACGATATTTGGATGATCAAGTGCTGACAAATGAAATACACTCCATTCAGAATTTTGTTCTGCAAAATATGCTGGCGAAGATGAATCATAAGGATTAAAAATACAAAACCATAGACAATTTTCTTTGGAAGCTGATAACATTGATTCGGCTCGTTCCCAGAACACAGGTTCAATACCTGAAGCTTCATCAAATAAAATACACAAACCACCGACTGAATGCCTACCTTGAAACGCGTCTGCTTTTTGTGCTGTTAGACCTTGAATATAATGTGAAGGTGATTTCTCTAAACGATTTGCTTTGGGCATCCAATTTGGATCACCTAAGCGAACCCTACGAAGTTCTTTAAAAACACCATCGCGAATTTGTTGGGATACTGGAGCGGATATAAGAACTTCTGAAGGGGTAAAATGATCATGAAACCAAGAAGCAATAACAGCACAAAGAAATGTTTTTCCTTGATTATGAGCCGACCTTACTAAAACTTTTCTTGCACCATTCGCAACAGCTTCAAAAATTTCCATCTGTTGATTTGTTAGTTTTATTTTCAGGTAGTCGCAATACGCCCGAGGGTTCTTGGGGATCTGAATAACCTTCCGATTTGCTTCCCGTAATTCCTTCAGATTCTTTATTTGTTCCAACTGATCCTGTAAATCCGGATTCAATAATACCTTTTGCCAATTCTTTAGCAATCTGTTTGTTAATTGCGATTTCGATGTTTTGCTCATTTTCTTTTGCCTTGTTGTTTCTTTCAATTATCCATTGCATTGCCCGCCAATCTTCTGCACCATGTTCATTAATTACCTTTTGCATTGCAATGGTTGCTTGTGCTTTTGCTTTAATACATTCAACCTTGTGCCAGCGTTCTAAATCATTTTTAGAAACTCCAAAAGCCTTCATAGCTAATTTGATATCAACGCCGTGTTGGATATTTTCTAACATCTCATAAAATGTATCTGATTCAATCATGATGGAAATTCCTTGCCGCCAGGAAATTCTACTCCTTCTGGAGTTTCAGGATCAAGAAGCATTCTCATCATTTCCAAAGTTTCGGAAATATAGATCAAACTTGCTGCTACACTCTTAGGATGATCTTTTTGTTCAAAAGCTGCAATAGCTTCAACCATCCAATCTGCACCTGCTTTTTCTAACATATTTACTTACCTTTAAAATGATGTTATTATTAACAATAATTATTTTAACATTTATGGGGATATTGTAAATATGGCTGATTTATATTCTACGATAGAAAAGTTAAAAAACCTAATCAAAGCCAAAAGCTTGATTCGTAGAAGGTCCGATGTTTTTTCAAAAGGCGGACTTGGTAATCCCAACAAGATTGTTAAGTTAGGTAAAGAATATGTTGGAATACCTAAGAAAATCAATTCAAGATGGATGTCAGCTTTAGAATATTTTCCAATTGAGAATAGCCAATCAGGATCGGTTGTAATGAGGGTTAAAACAGGATCCGTAGCTTATATCTATCCAAGAGTAGGACAGAAGGTTTTCGTTACATGGATCGACAAGAAGGCTAGGGGAGGAAAGATTTATTGGTACGGTGTAGGAACACCAGCTTTAAAAGATTATTCAATCGTATCAAGAAAAAATCATGGTAAATCAAAAATAAAAAGAAGAAGTAAAACAACTTCAACAGGAAGAATAGGGAATAAGCAATTAAGGAAGGGACAATTAAAGAAATCAGGATTCAATTACATTCCTACAAAAATACGAATGAAATCAGTCAGAGGTACAAGGAAAAAATAATCATGTATTTAAACCCATACTACAGACATATTGCTGATCTCAAGCGTGAATATGCAATGTGTATTACTAAAGGGCATATGCAAATAATTGTTGATATGCTTACAAGGAAAACAAGACAAGGTAATGTAAAAGCTGCTAAAATGCTATTAGAAGCATTAAAGATGCAAACTACACTAGACTACAGACATGACGACAAGCACGAAATTGAAGTGATCATGGGCTCACCTACAGATGGATTAATGAAATCCATGAGACCTGGCGGAATTGTTTTGCATAATAGAATAATTGAAGAAGATGAAAAGAAACAAGGTTGATACAATAAATATTGTCTGAATAATTCTAGGGCTTGTTTTAGCAATTTCCTGAGACGAATTTCCCCTCGTAGTAGAATTGCATCAGAGGGGGAAGTTTCATTCGGACACTTTAAAATCTTTGCATTGCATACATTTCTTCCAGTCCGTTTTCCCATGAACATCACATAAGCGAACCCACTTTTTAGGGCAGTTGCAATTTTTTCTGTCGATTACTTTTCCAATGTGTTCACATTGCTCTGGATTAATCATCTGCATTGGAGTTCTTAAATTCATCAAGTTTGATGTTTGAATGTATTCAACATTCTCTAATATTTGATTAAACTCTACTGGCAATGCTTCTTGAATGAATTCATCAACTACTTCTTCCATTACGATATCACATTGAAAACCGGGAACTGATATTGCTGTTAAATTTGTAACATCTGTAAAAAATGGAAATTGTACATTTATATTTATAACTGGAACTTCATTGAAAACCTTATAAGCAGGATTATATGCACCAAAATTATTTGCTCTATTATAACCACCTGCTTCTGCATCAAATCTTACGCTTTTATATTTGATTTTTAATGGGCTTAAACTAATTACTTCAAAATCAGGTTTTACACTAAAATAAAAAGAATCATAACCATAGTAATGATCAAAATAAATATAATCGTAATTATAAATAGCCCCACCATTAGTAGCTTTAAAAGATATATCTAATCCTTCATAAGAAAAACCACTAGAATAATATGAGATGTTTGAAAACTTAAAATTAAAAGTTCCATTAAAATTATTTACCCATTCTTTACTTTTTGAGTAGCTTGCACCTAAAATATCTGCATTAACATTAGTTGGAATAGGATCATTTAAATTAACATTTTCATATCTAGGTAAGTTTTCTTTTGATACATCCTTCCAACCGTAAAGAAATTTAACTGATAAACTTCTATCCTTGTATAATGTTTCTAATCCAACATTAGGAATGTAAACACCGTTATTGGCATCTTGTAAAGTTCTTGCAATTCTAATTAATGATTGTCCAGCAGTCTGTTTTTCATCTTTAATTTCTTCCATGTAAATAGAATAAAACGGAGTAAAAGTTATATCAACAGCGGTTGCACCTGTACCACCACCGCCAGAAATAACAACAGTTTTATTTGATGTATAGTCTTTACCTTTGCTTCCAACTTTTACAGATGTAACTTTACCATTACTAATACTTGCATATGCTGTTGCCCCTGTTCCACCACCATCGGAAACAGTTACAAGAGGCAAAGATGTATATCCAGAACCACCATTAGTAACCAAATAATCTAATCCAACAAATTGAACTTCATTTCCTGTTTTCCAAACATCAGAATCACCATTAATTAATAAACAACTTTTGAATCTATCTGGAACACCAAAATCAGGGTAAACCCTTCCAGCTTTTGCAACATAATCAGTAAGAACAGGAGGATCTATTGGAACAAAATCTTTTGGAATAATACTAAATTCGTAGGCACTTGATGTACTAGAAAATTTATTTACAACTATAAACTCATTAGATTGATTTATGTTTGGGGGATAAAATTCATAGTTATTTAATTCTATAGCGATCAAAGGCGAATAAGTAGGAAAATACCCTGTGTAAACCTGTGTATAACTTCCCCAAGTAAAAATACTATATCCTATATAACCAGTAATACTATAAGCATTTGGAAATGAAAGTGAAAAAGGATTAACAATATCAATAATACCGGGAGTTTTAGAAAAGTCATCTAAAAAAGCATTATAATTAAACATATCAAATTGAGGTATTTTTTTATAATTCTCAAAATTAACTTTTAACTTACTAACTTTTCTTAACCTATCTGGTATGCTTGCTGGTTTACACAATGGAACACTTTGAAAAGATATTATTGCATCAGATTCAAACCCTCCTTTTAAAACAGCTTTATATGAAGATGGTATTGCTTTTCCATTTGCAAGCCTACCAATATTTACACCTTGATTGTTATTGTAAGTATTTTCAAGAAGTATTTTACCACTCCATAAAATATTTCTTATTGTTAATGTTGTTCTTCCAGTAGCATCAGTAGTAGATGTGATTTGGGTTCTATCTGTTTTAGATGCTGTATATTTTAATGGAACATATGGTTGATCTATAAAATATGCAAATGGAATTAATGGGTTGTTAATGGGAACTTTGTTATATCCAAATGAAATAACTTCAACTTTATTTATTTGGTTAATCCAATAATCATCTTTAACATATAAATCTGCAAATGATCCATTAACAAAATTTTCAATTATATTTTGATTAGAATCAAATGTTGAAGGGCGATTAGCAATTATGGCAGAACCAATTGAATCATACTGATCAAGAGTTAAAAATTCCGTTCTGTAATAAACTGGAGGGCCACCGTTAGGTGGTACTTGATATATGTAAGTTGCTTGTGATCTTATAACAGGGTTAATAGAAATTAAAGATAATTCTCCTAAAAACACTCCATTTTTATTTATTTCAAAACTTTTTAAAACATATCCATTTTTATAAGGAACTGACATTTTATTTATATAAGGATTGTACGCCCACAATTTTGGCAAATCTGAAATAATAGGATTTTGGCTTTGATTTGGCCCGGGATATATAGTTTCTACAGAACTAAAAAAAGTGTAATTTGGATATTGATAAGAAAATTGATATGAAGAAACATCTAAAAAATAAGATGGTTGCATTACTTGAATAATATTATTTTCACAAGTTCCATTTTTTCTAAAACCACCTAAACTATAATCGTTATTTTTAATGAAATTGAAATAATTTGAAAGAGATCCAGTATATCTATATGTAATAGGATTATCATTTACTACATAATAAACTTCATACAAATAAGAACTTCCCCCAAATGTATTTTTAGTAGGTGAATTTTGTTTGTAATATTCCTCAAAAATATAATTGTATAGTAATATTGGTGTTCGATATGGTTCTACTTCAACTTGATATGTTTTTACGGTTTTTTCAACAAAACCATTTTCATCAATTATTGTTGGCCATCCATAGTTGTAAAGAGGAACAGATAAATTACCCTTGCAATTTAAAAAAGGATAATAAACTAATCTATCTGAAAATTCTGATTTGTTATTATAATTGCTATTAGTACCGTAATCTAGATAATCATTATTACTTGATAAAACATAACCCCCAAAACTACCTGTTGGAATCATATAATCAGAAAATTCTAAAACCCCACTTCCAATAGATTGTTCATTTATAATTGGGGGTGCTGCTTTAAAATTAGTTAATTCTAAAGTTGCATCTTCAGTTTTTTTAATGCAATATCCACAAGTGCAACAAGATACCATTCCTTGACCATCAAAGATTGTGTTTCGATGAATTACATTTTCTTTAGTATCGTTTGTTGGTCTATATGCCATTTTTAAACCTCTGGTAAGTCATACCAACCTTTAACACCCACTGAATTAGTTCCATAATATTTATTTGCACCGGGAGATTCTTGATCATTTTTAAGCTTTAAACTCATTCCTTGGCCTAATACTTGTTGATTTGATACGATTGAAGAACCAGAATTAGGATATGCAAATGTTATATTATTAAATACTAATCCGCTTCCTGTTGATGTAACAACTTTGTTAGCAGAACCAGAATAAGATTGAGGACAATCTTTAAGATTAATAAAAGACATTGAAGGGATATTAACTGATGAAGGTGTAGTAGATGTAAAATTTAATGCTGTTGCAGTTGGATTAACAGCTACATAATAATTTGCAACACCAGAATATGAATCAGGAGTATCATTTAAAGTAAGAAAACTTTTCCGTGTGTCTTCTGCAATTTGAACTGTTTCTGAAGGGTAAAAAGTTGCATATGTATTCGACAAAACACCATTCACGCAAGTTGTATCCGTAACAACTGTAATACCTGTTGGGCCAGCAACAAGGGAATTTAAAAGCGTTACCCTTGGCCTTGGATCTGTATTTACTGGATCATTTGGATATGGGTCAAAAGAAGTT